TTGCTGTAAAGCTTTTTCACTAATATCTCTAAGTTGTTGGTTGTACCCAAATTCTTTGTCCATTAATGTACCTTTAAGTTGTGCTTCAGCATTTAGTCTTTCAATTTCAAAAGCTACTTTAGCTTGTTCTAATTGCATTTTAGCTTGACTTTCAGCTTGGATTTTTTGCATAGCTGTTTGAGCCGCTAACTGTTGAGACTGCATTTGTATCTGACCTTGCTGTTGTTGTTTCTGCATTTCAAACTGCCTATCTTGTTCTTCTTTTTTCAACCTCTTCATTTTAAGAAGTTGATTAGCAAGTTTTAAATTATGTATTTCTCTTATGTCTATTGCGTCTTCTAAGTTTATATCACCTTTAGATAATGCTAAACTAATGTTTTGCTCTAGTTGTGCTTTTTCTTCAATATCTGGAGTAACCTCTATAAAAATACCAAAGTCATAAATATATAAGTCATTCATTTCTTT